TTAACAATATAATTTTCATCGCCAGGATTTAGCGTACAAAGAGAATACTGTTCCAAGACCTTCATGTCAGTGTCCGTGTCACCGTAATCGCGGACTAGAACTGTAAAAGTTCCGTACGGGTCTTTTGGATCGGTTGATCTTCTCAAGTTAGATATTGATACTTTAACCCTTGTGTTACCAGCTGCACCGTCATCAAGTGACTCAAAGTGAAACAAGTCATACTCAGTATCACCGTAGGGTTGTGAGATAAATGATGTTGTTCTAGCTGTCTGGTATCTAGTGTTAAAAGAACCAAATATATCTCTAAAGGTCATGGCGGTGTCGCCACCCGCGGAGGTAGTATTAGCTGTACCAGATAGGATTGCGACAGAGGATGAAATTGGTAGATGAAGAACTTTCGCAACTTCACTTTCAACAGCAAAGTCAGCGTAAAGCAAGTGCTGCTCTGTATGAAACCTGTCTGGGTTTGTGTTTAGAATTTTTGAAATGTAATACTTGCTTGATGGATCTAGTGAGGCCGTAAGTATCCTGACTCCGGCATGGCCATCGTCGTTCTCAAATGTACTTCCTAGTGCTGAAGATACAATCAGTTTAAAAGTACCTTGCGCATCTGTTCCGTCATAAGCACTAATTGCTGCATCATCCCAACGTGCTATTGGTGCTACATAGCTTGAAGAATGATCTAGAATTTCTAAGCGTGCGCCGGATGCCATCAGCACCATCCCTCTGACAAGATTAACTGTAGAAGTTGATGTGGCGTTAAAGGAATTATTATCAGTAAATATTGGGTACCCTAAAGCTTCTGTGCCGTCGAGGTCATGTTGAGCTGCAATGAACTGAACTGCTCCTTGGTGCTTTCCGTAAGTAGGCGCAGGCAGTGATGCAATTGTACCAGCCAGCCTAAAGCCTGCATTCTTAACTGTGCCTTTTTGCACTGTGACTGCAATGTCACCTGCAGAAGCATTTGCGCCTGCACCTAAAACTCTAATGTATGTGACCGCGGTTCTGTTTTGCAAAAAAGCATCAACTGCGTACGGCCCGAATCGATCTGGATCTAAAGTACCAAATTTTCTTTCAAAGTCTAAAAATGACCCCACTGTGACAGGAACAAATGCTGGTCCTCGTTGCGCAGTACCAATAATTCCTGCGGGAATGCCTTCTATTGTCCTTGTTCTCCCGGATAGGTCTACTTCTCTCTCGAAAAAACCCGGTGATCTGAATGTCTGTTCTGTCATCAATCACTCCTATTTAACATACATAACTATCGTCTTCATAATGAAATTTCCGCTGTTTATTATTCGTATTGCCTATCTATTTTCTTAACAATCAAAGAAGAGGCTACAGTTTCTCCTGACCGCTTGTCTCTACTTAAAACTTTTGAAAATAATACTTCTTCCTCACCAGTAAAAGGATTGACAATTATTTGCTCGATATCCTCAGAGGTTTCGCCTCGTTTGCTGTCTCTAACCTCTTCAATGCTAGTAAGATCATTCAGCACACTTCGTTTTGTTTTTTGTGAATCAGTTTCAGGTTGATTATTATACACGACTCTACCAAAAGGCTCGTCATAACCAAAATCGATCATTGGGGCAGATGTATAAGCTCTCAATAAGTTTGGCATGCCTGGGTTTTTAGGATTAATAATGTATCCTGGCACAGTCATTGATATTGAGTGTTTGATAATTCGCTCATCTTCTGTATAGTTGTCAAAATTAGAAGTGCTAGTGAACGGGGGTTTGAAAAATGCAACTAGTTCAAACCCGTCTTCGGTTTTCATTGTAATTTCTTCGCCTTGCCCTTCGAAATTAAAAAGCAAGGTCTCCATTATTTCATTTGCTTGTGAAAGATACTGTGTCCAAAATATTACTTCATAAGATATGGACACAAACTCAGGATAGGGAACTTCAATAATCTCAAAAATATTTTTTCCTAAATTTGAGTCTAGCGTAATCTTACCACCCTGTGAAACAAACGTCAAGTTTTGGCCGGCTCGACGTGATGCAATTGCGTCAGAATCTGCAATATTGCCTGGCACAATATCATTAGCAGCAAAATTTCTACGCGAGGACACGTTCTTTTGATTTGTTAGCCCCATTTTATTTATAACATTTTGATACTCTCGGTCTCGCTTATCTAGACGCTTTTTAATTGTGTAAGAAGACTGCTCTCTAAAAGATATCGCTGTCTTTTTACCGTCCATGTCCGGACTAAAATCTACATTTCCGCGCATAATAGATATGATTGGTAGTATTAGGGCGTTGTTTTTGTCTCTTATGGGATTTTTACGTCGAGTCAGGGCAAACCTTTCTCCTGCTGCAAAAACAACAGGCACCTTCTTGGACTCACCTTTTTGAGTTACTTGAAAATTTAATTTTTGGTCAAATAATTTAAAAACAGCACGATCTATGTCTTCAATTCCAATCGTAGGAAAAGTAAAATCTTCAGGTACGTTGTCCCCTTCAAACTGCTGTATTATCTTTGTACCCTTCTTGACAGCCATTATTCATCATCTCCGTAGAAAGATGATCCAGTCTCTCTGTTTTCACCCTTAGGCGATACTTCTCTGGGCTTAGAAATTGGCTTGTCTAAAACGCCTTTTGTCTGAAGATCTCTTGTGTCTGCTGTTTTTCCAAGCTTGTTCTCAGAATAGCCACGCTGTTGGACAAATGTCTCTTGCACAGCATCGTCGTCTGTATAAGCTTCTGAGGTTGGCCCGAAGACCTTTGACAAAAACTGACCTTTTCTTGACTGCTTACCAGTTATGGTAATAAAGCGCTTGTGCTCAATTTGTCCAAAAATTGTATCTGTAGCTGGAGCTTTAATTACTTCAAAAAATATTGTTCCAAAGGAGAAGAAGTCACCTTCTAAAATTTCAATTCCTTTCTGAAGGAGATCTCTAGACTGAATATAAGCTTCAATAGTATAGTTCTCTTCTGACCCAAAACGACCTGTGGTTATATCTTGCGGATTATACTTAACAAGACACTCAATCTCAATAGGATCATCAAAGACTTTTTCTACTGCCTCTTCATAAACATCATGAACTTTTGACTTAGCTTCGGATATTGGAAAATAGTATATTTTTTGCCCAATAACATCTTTGACAATTTCTTTAGAAATATCATTAATGAAGTCTAACTCTCTAGGGGTTATAAATAAGCGACCCATAAATTATCCTAAGAATATCGCCTTGCCGTTTGGCACAGGGACATATTTTAATTGTTTATTCATATTTTCAGCTCTAACGGATTGCAGCTCTATCAGCTTGTCATAAGTCATCGTCTCAAGCATTTCTTTTAAAGTTGTAATTAATTTTTCTTTATCTTCACGGCCTTGCGTTATAAGTTCTGTGCCGTTAAGTGAAACCTCAGCGCCAGGCACTGGTATGTTACCAAACTTTGAACGAATAAGACCTAAAGTCTCTCTAGAAAGCGCAACTGTGTACTGTCGAATCCATTGGCGACCTATAGAATTGATTCTGTTGTACTGTATATTACCAAACGGAATATTACCCATGTTCGATACACCGTAGATACTAGCGTCAGCGTATGCAGGCGACTCAGGGTCAGGATACTGGCGCATCTTTATCCATAACTTCTTGTTGTCAACTGTAGGTGTTGGATAAATTCTGATCTTTGTACCTGTTACTTTGTAGCTATAATTTGATCTACGGACCCTGTTAGAAAGGTCAAGCTGGCCGGCTCTCAAAATATCTTCAAAGACCGGTAAAACATAGAAAATCGTCTCCGGTGTAAACGACTCAAAAGAGAATTCGTTGTTAAGGTAGTTGATCGCTGAAGTTGTGTCAAAGAACCTATACGCGGCTTGCGGGTTAAAGTGATACACTTCACATATACGAATCTTCCCTTTCGTACTGTTGAAAAGTGCCGAACCTGACTCGTCTTTTAACTCTGTGTAGATATCGTAGTCCTGTCGACCTTTTTCTAACTCTACAGACCCACTAATAAAGTTATAAGATCCTCCCACGCCTGCTTCCATTGCATAAGGCTCAGCGAAGCGTGTTAAGTATTCTAGATTATCTCTAGGAAACTTTTCTTCGCTTCCGCTCATAATAGAACCGGTGGGAAAACCTAAGTAATTGACTAATTGTGATTTTGCTTGATACTGATTAAGAATTGAGCTGTATTCTAAGACAGACTCTTCAAAGTTTGAAAATATTTGTTTCTTAGTTAGCTCAACAGAAAGAATATCATCACCCATCTTTCTCTTGACAAATGTGACCATCTTATCAGCTTCTGTTATAAAATCCGACTCACTGTCATAAAAACCGAATGGCGTTGGATTAGATATTTGTGAAAATGTTGCCACTGATACACCTCATGCTGATTGTTAGCTTCTCTAACATATATAGGCTCACTCAACGGGACAAAAACACAAAAGATACTTTCATTAACAATATATCAGTCAAAATGTGTTTGTTCTAATCATTTTTATATTTTCGTCGCTTGTATTTTCGTTCTTTGACTTCTTGATCTTCAGGCTGCTCACCGTGTGCTTCGTGCACTTCTCCAAGCATGTCTGAATTTTTTACTTCAATTAACTGATCAGCTGGTATGTTTACTTCTATCCCGATAGACGGCCACTCTACATCATAAACTGAAATATTGCCTTGTTTGTCTAAGGAGTGCCATAAAACGTGACCTGTTTCATTCAAAGAGGAACCCTTCCTCTTAACATGTGTTAGTCATGTATGACCAATAATGTCTTCTTGCCCTGGAGACAAACTAGAAATTTGATCTATGCCATATTCGTAATTTTTATACGGCGACATTTTTGCCAATTCTTCTCTGATTATCTGTCTTAAATCTTCATGTGTAATTTTCATAACTTTAGACTCAGCTTCAATCGCAGCAATTTGGCCTTGCATCTTTTTTTTGCTGGTATGGCAAGCTCGGCGTTTCTTTCCTTTTTTGTCTGTGTAGGAAAGAACATAGCTTCCTGGCGTCCCGTCAGCTTGCTTGCACTTTTGCTTGCGCTTTTTATAGGGCATCAGATCCTACTTGTCGTAGTGTCCTGCCATAATGTCTTCGCAGCACTCCATAAGAGCAGCTTTAGTCACGGGGCATGAACAGCACTCAACGAGGCACATCACTGCAGCGCAGCAATCTTCTCTAGAAACTGAACCTTTGTGGCTGTGGGCTGACATGTCACCAGCGCCAAGCATCATTTCAGGACCATCGTCGTATTCGTCACATCCGCAGGGTGAAGCTCCACATGCGTCACATCCGTGTGGATCTTGCGCTACGCCCATCATTCCCATGGGCTCAAGTGTTCCCATACCAAGCATTTTCATCTCGCTAAGGATCATCTTGCGAAGAGCATCTTTATTTAACTTAGACATTGTAGTCTCCTTTTAATAAGTCAATATTAAATATTACGTCAGGGCTGAAACATAAAGAAAAAAGGCACCCGTATAAGGGGTGCCTTTTACAATAAGGTAACTGATGCTATTAACTAGCAGACATACCGTCTTGGTCTGTTTTCTCAGAACCTCCGATTAGACACCAAAAAGCTCCGTCACTCACAAACATGTAAGTCCCTAAAGCTTCCATTGTGTCATTGCTTCCATTCAAGCCCCTAACTAATGAAGTTGCCCCAGGCTCGAATGTCAAAGCTTCTCCTCCTGCATTGTGTACTACGATGAGTTGCCCGGCATCACCTGTTCCTGCGAACCGCAGGCCTGATCGTGCAGAGCCTCCTGCGTCTACTTTAACATAAGCTGCAGTAATAGGAATATTCCCATCATTACCTGAGTATGTTGTTGTTTGACCGTCGCCCAAGTAGAGACGTGAATTTACTGTCATGCCTCCGCCAGACTGCTGAACCAAACCATTAATATCACTAATTGTAACTTTTGGCATTTAAAACTCCTTAATCCTAGCTTGCTGTTAAGCCTGCTACGTTAGTTGCTTCTGATCCGCCGATAAAGCACCACTGTGCACCGTCACTAACGAACATATACGTTCCGAGTGCTTCCATCGTGTCATTGTCACCGGAGATACCGCGGACGAGTGCTGTAGAGGCTGTGCCGTGAAAAGTTAAAGCTTCACCACCTGCATTGTGCACAACAATAAGCTGTCCTGCGTCGCCGGCTCCTGCGAATCGGATACCTGTGCGACCACTACCACCTGCATCTACTTTGACATAAGACGCTGTGACTGGAATAGATCCATTATT